ACAGAAGGCGTTACTTCACCTTCCGGGCCTAAAGATATTTTTGCATATCTTAATGTTTTTAAAGTTCCAACATCTCCAAAGTCTAAGTTAGGAGTTTTATAAGAGGCTGCTATAGCCTGTGTACTTCCATCTTCGTAGAAGTTATTACCTACATCATGAGAGTATATATAACCTAAATTATCTCCATGATATACTTTTTCATCTCCTGAAGCGTCAAAGCCTGAGTTTATTGCAGGAGCTTGAATACCTTTAATTTCAGACCACTGAAAACCTTGAGGCGTTAGTGTACCTATCACACCTCTAGACGCATCTATGTCTGACGAACTTCCTGTATAAAATAATCTGTATTGAGACTTGTTTCTAAGTACAACGCTGCTAATAGTATAATTAGATATATTAGAAGCTAATGCCGATATAATAGATTGTATCTGACGAGAAGTAGATCCTAACTCTACGTCACCAATACGTTCTGTTGCTGCTACAAGTCTAATGCCATCAGGGGCTAAAAATACTACGTCACCTGCAATTTCTTGAATGCTGTAGCCGCTAAGACATCCTACGTTATTTGTTATTTGAACAACCGCAGTATTAGCCGAATCATTAATATTATCTAAACGATGAATAGTGTTTTGACAGAAAATATAAAGCGAGCCACGAAAGCTTTTAATTCCTGTTATTTTATCTGAAATAGTTACTGAGCCTGAGCCAGTACCCGAAAAATCTTTATCATCATTTGTTTTTGAATAATATAATGTGCTAGGTGCATTTGTTGTATCTACAACACACAAATGCTTATCGTGATTTTCAATGTATTTACCAGCAGCAGGAGATGATGTTTCTCTGTATACAAATTTTCTTGTTGCACCTACACCATCAATATGAAAATGAGCAACTTTGTCGGCCCCTGTTGCAATTGATAAAGATCCATAAGTGGCATTAGGCGCACTTAAAGATGATTGCATTAAAGCAAACTGAGCTTGACCTTGGTTAGGTCGGTCTAGTTCTGTTTGACTGCTTAAATTAACCTCAAGAACTCCAGAGTGTCCAGTGTCCCTATTAATCTGAAGCCAAGTTGTTCCATCTTCAGTGTAGTATACTGATGTATCAACACAAGCAACAACACCAAGGCCATAAGGTACTACACCTAAAATTCTACTAGCACCTTCAGGTCTAGTTGTACCATAAGGAGTGTACCCACTTACGCGCCTGTAGCCACCATCAGGGTCTACCTCAAAATTCAATAGCTCTTTAGCCGACCCCGGCTGCTTGAGCATATCAAATTCATTGAGGTTAGTATTTAAACCTCCTGTGCAAGATAAACCAAATGCTAACGACATTAGATATACACCACTCTGTCATCTTTAAAATAAGATGTACTAGGCCCAAGAAGATTTTCTCTCATGCTTCTTAGACCTTTCTTGTAGTCTTCTAATGCAAATGCTGATGCTTGGGGATTATCTTTAAACTGATAAAGATAATATCTAGCTTTGGCCGTAACTACAGTGCTGTAAATATCTGGAAAAACTATTTCATCAGAATAAGCAGACAGCTCTGTAGGAAGATCATAAGCAAAGAACCAAATCTTGTAAGCTTTTTTAGGTATAGGGCTTAGCCCAAACTTACGCCCATCAAGACTACGAACCACTGCGTTAGGCTCACCCCAGTTTTGGGTATCTGCATCATCAGCGTTTTCTCTAGTTCTTCTAAAATCTTTCCATGAATCTATAGTAATGTAACTTAAATTTTTAGAAACATAAGGAGCAGATTCACCGCTGACTCCTATAGTTGTTATATAAAAATTATCCCAATCAATAGCTGCATAGTCTGTAGTTAAATTATCACTAGCAGCTTTTAGTTCATACCATCTTGTTCCGGCAGTAGTCTCAACAGAAACATTACCAAACATCGGATCTGTAGCACCACTTTCACCTGTAGCCAGAAAAGGCCACTTAGGTTCTTCGGTAACAATATCTAAATAGGCTCTATTAATACAGTCTTTTGCATGAGCCTGTATACCAATAGCTGAAGCAAAATTAGAAGAAGTCAGTACAACTTCATTTAATTCTCTTAGCAGCTCATTCGTTAACTGTAAATAAGTCTTAGCCATTATTTTTTATGAACCTTTTGAATTTCAAAGTTAGCAGACTTTGAAGCACCCCGGTGAGATTTGTAGCCATCTTTAGGGTCTTTCATAAGTTTGTAGCTTTTACCACTCTTCATCCAGTGGTAACCTTCAGGGGCTTGAACTTTCATGTTAGCAAGGTTTGGCAGTTTTCATAGCACTACTAACAGAACCGCCTTTGCTGTATTCACGGCGAGCCATTTTGTTTCCGTTAGCTTTACCGCCTTTGTTATATTTATTATAACCACCGCCCATCATTTTCTTTTTGCCGTAATCCATCATTTTTTTTCCTCTCTATGATTTACAGGGTTATCAAGATTTCTAAAAATCCTATCATAATTTTCGTCAGCTTTTTTCTTATCTTCGTGTCTATAATATTTAGCACGGATTTTAACTTTGTTGTTTACGTTAAATCTAACGGGGTTTTGTTCGCTTCCAATTTGAGGCACTTATAAACTCCATAAATTAAAGGGGGCCATATTTCAGACCCCCGATAATCTTAGTCAATACCGTAGAATGCGGATACCAGAGCTTCTGGACGCAGTACTTTGGCTCCATAAACATGGAGGCCACGTACAATGTCACCAAAGCTGCTTGGATCACGAATTACTTCAGTGTTAACAATAGTCTGAGCAGTACAGGTAGATGACATGTGACCAGCCAGACACTTACCAGCGGCATTAGTAGTCGCTGCAATGTTGTTAGTCTTGTACATATCAAATCCACGTAGCTTGCCAGAAGATACCAAGCCATTACGGATTGAACCTTGACCAGCATTGTAATCTACAGACAAGAGCTTAGAGTTGCTTTGTACAAGCTGCTCATAGAACTCTGGATTTGCAAGGAACCAACGGCCTTCTTCAGGAACATTTTGCTCGTCAAGCAGACGGGCCATGTGTGAAAGAACGTCAATTGGATCATGCTCAGAAGCTCCAAAGCCAATGTCAAGATTACCAGCACCGTCAAAAGTACCAGCAGCAAGGTCAGTAGCACTGTCAGAACCCAGAATGTGATTTGGGCTTGAAGCAGGAACGCCAGCAAACATAGTAGCGATTACGCCTTCGTCAAAAGCATCACGCAAAGAGTAAGCAGCAGAAGATGCAGCTACTTCGCGGAAGTTAACGTGAGACATATTGCTCTCAATGTCATCTACGATGAATTTAAAAGCATTCGCAGTATCAACAACCAGAGTTACCTCTTGGTCGGTCAATTTAGTTGAAGCTACGTCCTGACCACGTTCATACTGGTAGACAGTGATGGTAGGTTCTTTGATGATCTTTACAGAATCACCGTAAGCGGAAATCTCCCCGGCATAATCAGTGTTAGTGATTGCCTCGGCTACAGAAGCCTTACGGAAGAAATTCAGTACCGCCTTGCTATAAATAGCAGGAAGGAAGAATGAATTGTTCTGACCCGCTACGGAGTTCGCAAAGTTAGCATCAGTATCCGTACTCGGCTCAAAATACTGATCGGATTGGTTATAAGCCATTTTTAATTACCTCAATAAAAGACAAATTATTTAATTACTCGTCCTTCACTAATTGCTTGATTAATTTCTTCTTGATATTTATCAAACTCAGTTACGGACATTTTAGCAATTTCCCGTTCAGTCCATATCTTAGGTTGTTTAGTGTCAATGGATTTCGTTTTAGTAGAAACCATATCTGCTGCACTTCCTTGCGATACAGACTTCCTTTTGGTTGGCTGTGCAGTAATATTATTTTCTATCTTATACAAATCAATCGCTTTACTAGCTAAACCAGCATTATTAGGATTATTATAAATCCAATCCTGTATTTGATCCGGTTGAGCTTTGGCCCATTCATGAAACTTTTCATTACCCCGAATGTCCTCAAAGTCGGGATGCCTTTGACGCAACTCAACTTCAGCTTCTTTCTTGGCTATGTCTGCTTCACGTTGCTTCAGTGAAACTAGCTCTTGGCGTATATCTGCCAGTTGCTGTTCGTTCTGAAAGTGAGCTACAGTCTCTACCGTTTCATACAGATCAGGATTCTTTTTCCTGAAAGCTTCTATCTCTTCAACAGTTTTAGGAGCTTGGTACTGGGGAGCATTTGTTTTTGCTTCGGCCAACAGTTCTTGCTCACGCTGTTTAAATTCAGAAACTTTACTATCGTAATGCTTCTTTAGATCGTCATAGCGTTTCTTATAATTTACATCCTTAGACTCTTTTTTTTCAGGGGCTTCAGCTTCTTCGCTGGAGGTGGCCTTAGAAGGTTCAGGTGCAAAGAAAAGGCCATCAGCACTCTCCATGCGGGGAGTTTCGCCTTTGTGCCAATCTTTCTTCATGTTATAAGGATTTGCTTCTTGTTCCTCTAGTTTTTCTGCAACAGTCATGTTACTTCTCCAAACGGGGCTTGTTGTCTACAAGGTAGCCTATTCTAAATGTCTCGTCAGACTGATAGGGGCTTGTTCCTTCAAGGTAGCCGTGTTAACGAATACTCGGCATTCTGTTTGCTCCAGCCATTTGACGCTGAATCTTTTCTTCGTCAGTTAAAGCTGTTTGTGTGGTATCAGAAGGCCGACTCATTAAGCCACCATCATAAGCACGTTCAGCCTCGTCCATCATAACTTGGAGGTTGTCAGCACCTAATTGATCGGTAGCTTTTTTAGTGAATACAAACTCTCCGTCAGATAATCTAGCGGGTATTGAGTCCGATACACCAGTTCCGGGGCCTTCAACTTCTCCGGCCCCAGAAAACTCAGAAGCAGTCATCACAACTTTGTCTATAATAGCACTAAGCTGTGGGTCTGATTCTAGAGCATTCTTTAAATATTCTTGTTCGGTAGGATCAAGTGTTTCATTGATTACATAACCAAAATAGTCTTGCTCCATCTGTTCATCAGGGAGCTGTGAAGCTTTGGCTTCTGCCATTTCTTCGGGTGGTATGTTTGGGTAGGTATCTTGAGGAACGCCTTCAGTAGGAACCATCATAGACCCACCTCCCGCCATTCTAAACAAAGGCTGTTGTTGTTTTGCAGCCTCCATTAAACCACCCATTTGCTTGGCGGCTCTAGATTGAGCATAAGCAATTGCAAGAGCTTGATCTCTAGAAGTTACGGTATCGCCAGAGCTAGACTTTAATTTACCTGCTCCAAATTCTTCCATTACAGTTTTAAATTTAGCTTTGTTCACAATACCACCTGTGTTCCTGTATTTACGTGCTGTTTCCGCAGCTTTTTCAGGCTGCTTAGAATGCTGTCTTCCTTTTGCAGTATCTTCTCTTTTCTTTTTTGTACTTGCTGCATATTCAGAACTAGACATAGCCTTGATAGCTTTTTCAGGCAGATACCTTTCACCTGTAGCTTCAGAGCCTTGAGTGGAAGGCTTACCGCTTTTGGTTCTCCACTTCTGAGATGTCCAATCTTTAAGAGATTGCTGAGACTTTTTTAATGTCATCTTGCTTCTCTGCGTCTTTTATCCATTCATCATATGAAACAAGTTTTTTCTGAAGAGGACTCCAAAACAAACCTTTCACTTGTAACCGCCGCCTTTGGCTTTGTATTCTTTAGCAAGCATCTGGGCTTTACGCGCTGACCACTGTCCGGGTTTACCACCTTTACCAGCAGCTTTAATTTTATTAAAAAGATTCTTTCGCATTGTGGGCTTAGTATAATTACCAGCCTCGTTCACTCTGCTCTTAGACATCTAAATTACCTTTTTCTACTTCATAAATTTCATTAACAATTTTTAATTTTTCTTCGGCTGTCGCAACTTGTTCAATCAGTTTATCTACTTCTTCTACAATATCTGGATGTTCAGCTACACCCACAGCATTAGAAAAATAATTTGCTATGTTTACTTGTAGCCCATGCATATCAGCTTCGTATTTAGCTGCTAATGCGTCCAATATCATTAAAGACATATTTCTACTCTTTGGCAAAATCATTTACGTTATCCCGCAACTTCTCTAAGCGTTCCAGAGAATTCACTCTCCCCTGACTGCGGTACATTTCCAGTTCCGATGTTGCCACCGCCAGTACCCGTAACTCCGACATCTTGGCCTTCTGGAGGTAATCCTTCAGGGCCTCCCACATCTCCGGGTTGTTCACTAGCGGCTTGAGCCTCCTGACCAGTGCCTTGTCCAGCATTTTGTAATCCTATGATTCTAGCCATCACAGCGGCTTCTTCTGGATCATTCAATAGTTCTTCTGGGTCAAGTTCTAATGAATAAGCCAGTTCGCTGATAAGCTTGTTAATTTTAATAAATGGTGCAATTGAAGGATTTTGCGCTGTTTGCAAGAACATTGTCAAGCGTTGACTACGTACTTCTTTTTGCATCAGGCTGTTAGTACCTGTAGCTTTTACTTCTAGATCTCCTTCTATATTTAGTTTATTATCTAAAAACTGCATATTCCACTGATAATAAGCTTCGCCCAAAGGACGCAACAGAAAATCGTCTAGATTTTTTATAACTGTTTTGATGTTTAGTGAGGCTGCACCTAAAAGCATGGACATACCAGATGCGGTACGTGTCATGCTCTGTACACCTGTTTGCCCGTGTGAGTAACTAGGAATACCTGTTTGCTCGTCTGCAAGCTGCCGGAAACGATCAAACATCATCATGTTTTCATTGGATGTATTAGGAAACTTTACGCCATTAATAGCCTGTCCGGGTACTCCAGCTTGACGCTTAAAGATCTTCCCCGGATATATCTCCATGCTTTGACCACCCACAAGAGAAGACTCGTCAACATCAAATACTAGAGAGCCTGACAGGGCAAGGTTATCAATAGCCATACGTGCATGACCATTCATAATCTTTTGAGAGTCATCCATGTTTTCGGCAACACCAATGCCAAAGAAACTGTATGGATTACGCTCATAAGGAAAAGCATTGTAAGGAATACGATGAGGCGTAAACGGATTAACAACAGCCCTGAGTATATTACCATTACATACCCAAGCGTTTATTTGTACTTCGTCTAAGTCATCAGTATCTTCAGGAAGCTCCATGCCAACTTGCTTGGCATATTCAGCATCCATGATGCCCCAATACTCCAAGACTTCGTACTGACCGGAGCCATAGTCTTCTGAGCGTTGGTCATCTTTTAGTTCGTGTTCGTAATGCTCCGGCTCGTAGTTAGGCCCCATCTGTAGAGTAGCACGTATAGCATCCTTATCAAAATAAGGCATACGGGCCAAAGCACGTACTTGTGACTTGTTCATCTTGTGACGATGGAAAGCGTATTCGCATTCATCCATGTTAGTTGCGTTAGGATCTGGAAAGAAATCCCAGATGCTAACAAACTCTATGCGGGGTACTCGTACTTCTACTGGATTGTATTCTCTCTGACCCTCTGCGTTTTCTTCCCAACGATTCAGAGTTTTATTAAAATTAAATGGGCCTTTAACAATACCTGTGCCAAACAACGCACATTCAAACAGTGCATTACGTATCTCGCTAGATCCTTTAGACTCTTCTATCTGATCATGGATAAGTTTTTCCATGCGTCTAGCGGCTTCTTGTGCTGGCTTGGTTTCGTAAAACTGTGGGATAGCAGAGCCACCATCAGTCAACACATCCTTCAGCACAGCATCTATATCTTCTGTTTCTCCCTTATTATAGGTTGCCCCGGCATTTAAGACCTGTTTTCCGTCACCTGCATACCCTACATCGTAAGGATTAGTTGCGCTAGGCTCCGGGGCTGGCGAGCTAGTCTCAATGCTGGGAACCGGATTTTGCGTGTCTAGATGAGCGTACTCAGCTACACCTTCCGGCATCTTTGTTTCAGATATTCCAATTGGGAGCTTATTGGAACCAAAGACTACATCAACTAGCTGACCAAAAGCAGCAAGCACTTTAGTTTTAGTTACTTTTACAAATACTCTAGATTTTTCTGATTCTCTAAACTTATAGTGCTTGGGGTACAATCCACGGTAATTATGATAGCCAGTTATCCAACGCTTTTCGTCATGATCTCTAGCATCCTTGGCTGATTGATAACGATCATAAATAACGCCAGTAAATTGATTGTGAAGGGACTCCTCAAGGTTAAGTGTCTTACCCTGCTCGCCCTCTACATCTTGAAAATAGACGTTATTAGCGTTATCTGTTATTGAGTTTTTATCAGCCATACTATTACCTATATCAATAACCAAACTCTGAATCTAAAGGCGTGAATGCCTGTTCACGATGCATATGTCTGATTCTTGTTAGTGGATCGGCTATTCGGGGCCTTGACATTATCAAGTACCTCAACGCATCATATGCGTGGTCAGGGGCGTGAGTATCCACATCCTCTGGGTTTGACCGATCTAAAGGAATACTTTGAAGTTCACGTATCAGGTTAGGGCAAGTATTAAATATTTGCAGTCGCGGCCTACCGCTTTGTTGTATCTTCAAGTATTCGTGAATTTGTATCTTACCTTGTATACGATTCTTATCTGCTCTTCGTAGCTTGTGACCTACGCGCATCAACGACTCGCCTACAGTTGGGCCTGTTGTACCTGTCTTAGCCCATGCTGCCGTATCTAGAACTCCGGGTACAGCAAAAGGATCTTGGGCTTCCATTTCAGCTATTATGTTTCCAAGATCTTCGCCCGTAAGTCCTTTACGGTATAACTCTCTATATATAATTAAAGTGCCGTCTGTTGGATCAACTGTCCCCCATATACAGGCACTCTCTGACGCATAACCATAGTCAATCCCTTTTATTCTTTCCCATCCTATTGGAATATCAAAAGGAGTAACTACGTGGGCTGCTGTATCAAACTCAGTGAATGCAGCACCCTCTGCGATTTCCCAATTACCTTCTAGTAATTGTTTTCGCTGGATGTCAGGGAGAGCCTTGAGCATCTCCTCATAACGACCATCTTCTGCAAGATAAGGATTGTCATCTAATCTTGCTGGTATAAACTTTCTGGTTAGACCGTCTTCACCCTTAAAAGATTCATTGGGCGGGTGTGGTAATATGTACCGTTTCTTTACCCAATGAGCGCCGACACCACCGGGATTAGCTGTACACCGCATATAAGGTACAATGTCTGGATCTGTAGTTCGTAAACGCGAAGCCAGATAGTTCCATCCAAATTCTGTAGGTAGGTGAGTAATCTCATCAAATCCTATCCAACTATATGCTTGTCCTTGATAACGATATACATCTGCATCTCGTTCCAAGAATCCAAATTCTACTTTAGCCCCTGACGGGAAGTTCCAAAGCTTTTCTACCTCCCGATACTTACAGCCGGGAAAGGCTCTTGGATACAGCTCTCGTGACTTGTCTATTAGCTCTCGTAGCTCTGGCATAGACCGTCTTAGTATTAAGGCCCTATGAGAGGCCCTGTGAGCATATCTGAGGGGATCTATGAGCATAGCATAGGACTTACCACCCCCTGCTGCTCCACCATACAGTACGTCCCTCTCAGGAGCTGCTAAGAAGTCTGTCTGTGGCCCTGCGTTTGGTTTGAAGATAACATTGTCGTTAGCTTCTTCCCGCAAGGCTTTAGGAACCTTAGACAGAACATCATCAGTAATAACTTTGTTTTTGTTATTATTATCTAGTTTGTTTAGAGTTTCTTTAGAGGCTTTTAGTTTTTCTCGTTGCTGAGAGAGTTTAATGCTTGTACGCTCTGTTTCTTTTTCTTTTTTGCGTACAGCTCTCCGCGCCTGTATCTTTGCTTTCGTTTCTGAATGGTAGTTGTAGCCTCTACCCTTTGCACCCTTAGGTCTGCCACCTTTGCGTCTTGGAGTTCCGTCCTTCTTTAGAACGAAATTACCCTCCTCGTCTGTAAGGTAGTTCTCAGGATTTTTCTCCCATTCTTCCATTTATAATATTCTTTAGCCCGACATGGCTAATACTTCTGCCTGTCATATGAGTTAACCACTCAGCACCTTCACGCAAAGACATCATGTCTGAAGATACCAATTCTTTTATTTTATCCAAAGATTCTAGTTGCTGCTCTATAGGTTCTAGAGTCTTATCATCTTCGGATAGTCTATATCCAAAAGGTATTGTGCTACTAGTTCGCCTCATTAGCTTTGGCCGGTAGTATAAATAAACCACCTGTCATATTATTATTTACGTCTAGTCTTTCTTGTTTTCCTAGTCCTGTGCGGTCTAGGATGGTTTGTGCAGCCTGAAGACGCATATTAGCCTGTGGAATAGGCTGATCAGAGTGCATAACCTCCACAAGCTTCATTGCTGCTTGGGGTGCTGACTGAGCTAGAATGTTAGAGGCCAGATCTATGATTTCATGTTTGAGAGCCTTGACTACCTGCCAATGTCCATTCTGGGCATATCCTGCCAACTCAGCAGCTTTCTTAGGATCACCTCCAGTTTCAACCAGATAGTCCAAGAAATCTTTTTGCTTTAATGTTAATTCTTTACTCATCTTATACTATTATAGTCCTAAATAGAGGTTCTGTCAAGTCTTTTTTAATTTTTTTAAATAATACTTGACAAAATGCTCTGTGGAGTGTATAATATACTTTGTACCCCCCGGGTTCATATATATATATTTATAGAGACAACAACAATCCTATCGGATTGAGTATATCCCCTTTAAAGACTTTAAAGTCTCTATGGCCGCAAAAACCCTCCAAGACTCTGAAGTTCCTATCGCCCTAAACTAGTTAACACTCTCAAGCCTGTGAAATGTATGAGTATTAGTATATATACTAGGGGGGGTGGCATGGCCTCCTGCCCAGCCCTCTAAAGAACTTTAGAGGGCTAAGAAATCTTTAGTGTCTAACTTGTTAGACTCTAAAGCCCTCCAGAAACTCCAGAATCTTTAAAGTTCTTTAAAGATTCTGCCCCCGAAACTTCAAGCTCTCCCTAGTTTACAAAATCTCAAGAGATTTTGTAAGTCTTCTGAATAAATTTTAAAGACTCAAGAGTCTATAAAATTCAACAACCTATAGAATATTTAGTAAACTAAATATACTATCCCCGAAGTTTAAAAATATCAACGTGATCGCGCTACGTGATCATGACACGCCTACGTGATGCAGGGTTTCTTCGCCTGTTTTCCTACGCATAATGCGCACCAAAATCACCCACCAGAAACCTCTTGACTCCAAAAATCCGATATGCCTTTAATGGAAATGTCTCAGCGACAACGAGACAAACCAAAAACTCACACACAACTCCAAAGGAGTACATACGATGATTAAAGTTGAATTTTCTATCGAAGATAGCCTAGAGCTTTACAACTGTGGATTGATAACCCTCGAAGAAATGTTGGACCGAAAGCCCTCGGTATCTATCAAGATAGATCCGGAACATCCAAAGTTCAACGCGATCATGGAAATTCTCGGGAACGATGCCAGAGGCATTGACACGCAGAATTTATAGACCGCCAAACCCTTAGAACTTTTTAGTCTCTCTTACGTAGTGAGAGAGACTTAAAAGCTTCTTAGCACCACAAACGACAACACAACACAAACTTAAATCGGAGATTTACCATGACAACTTCACAAACTTTGAATGAAATTCAAGCAACTCCTAAGCAGTACTTTGGCCTAGCAGGTAAGTTTGCTTACCTCCTTTGTGAATCTCAAGAGATTCCAGAGATCAAGTTCCCAATCATTCGGAAGCGAGTCTTGGGAGTTTTATACTCCCAGTTTCCGGCTTCATCTCTTAGCCGTGGGAAAGCTCAAGAGCTTTTCGAGACAGCTAAGATCCCGGCTTTCCTGACTCGTCAGGTCAAGACTGAGGACATGGTTGGAGCTAAAGCTCCGGTCAAGGTCAAAGCAGTCAAGAAGACTGCCAAGCCCACAGCAACCAAGGTTGCCAAGAAGAAGGTCGCCAAAAAGGCAACACCCAAGGTCGCTGCTAAAGCAGCTTCCAAGCCAACAGAGTTAGAGACACGTATGACCTTCCTTGAAGGTGAGGTGTCTCAGATGTCAGAGGATGTAAATCTTATCAAGTCTACACTTGATCAGCTTGTAACTCAGCTGAAGCTTGGCTAAATCCACCAACGCTCTGGAGAGTTTATGCTCTCCAGAGTTTTAGGGAGTATCTATATGATATATTTAGAATTATTATATTATTATTTCAACCCGTTCTGGACTCTAGATAGTTATACAGTTTTACGATCTAATCGTAATTCTAAGTTAACGCACCATAAATATTACCAACTGAATTACGTCCGCATAATAACTGGCCGTAAAAAGTTTCAGTTTTCTAGGAATTTTAATAAATAATATTTAAAAGATTTAAAAGACCTTTTACGAAAGTGAAAGGTCTTTGTAAATCTAAAAAGCCGCCGAGCTAAGGAGCAACGATGAAAGCATATATTAAAGTTAAGAATATCTATGGAGTAGATAAGATCTACCCAGACTGTGATGTTTCTAGGTCACTTGTGAATCTTATGAATACTAAAACTATTCCGCTTGAAAAAGTTTACTGGATCAGGCAGTTAGGTATTGAGTTAGAGCAACGTCCTGTTGAGTTAAAGGATTTATTATAATTTATTTAAAAGATTTAGAAGGTCTTTTACGTTGTGAAAGACCTTCATAAATCTAAAAGGGGCCAGCCATGAACAGGGAGCAAGCCAAACGCCACATTGAATTGATGTTTGATTATCATTTTATATACTCTAAAGAGCTTGAAGATCTGTTGCCTTTTGAGGGCAATCTTAAAGATAGTGCTTACGAAATAAAAAACAGATTAGAAACTCTGTTAGATAAAATTTACACCGACTTCAACGAATCTCAAGAAGGTTTGAGATACACATATGAAGAAACTATAACTGGAATACTTACAGGAGCCGAAGATGCTTGAAGAAATATCACTACATAGAATCACAGATGTAAAAGTTAACATCCCAAACCTTGATCATAACTGGGTAGAACTTGTTATTACAAATAGCAGAGCCGAGACTTTTGAACTCACCATGTTTCTACGAGAAAGAAATGAAGAAAATATTGATATGTATCAGTTCCTTGCTGGGCTTAGAGACTCTGTTGAACAAGCAATTAGGGACACTTTAGATGTCAAAAACAAATCCGATGATTAAACTTAAAAACATTTCAGCAACGCCGAAGTTCTCTAAGACTTCGGCAATGCCGGGACTTAGTTGGTCGCTTGAAGCTAAGACTACTTGTCCCGGATCTTTAGATACTGATGGTGAGTTAGTAGATGCTTGCTCTACTTGCTATGCAGCAAAAGGTTTTTACAGAATGCCTACTGTAAAAGCTGTCCGAGATCATAACAAAGAAGATTGGAAGCATGATGATTGGATAGATGTTATGGTTCAAGAAGTTGACAATGTTAGATACTTCAGGTGGTTTGATAGCGGTGACTGCTATCATATTGATTTAGCTAAGAAAATACTGGAGGTTATGAAGCGTACTCCAAACACTAATCACTGGTTTCCAACTAGACAACATAAGTTCAAGAAGTTTTTACCTGTTCTCAAAGAGATGCAGAGTTTAGATAATGTTGTAGTTCGTTGGTCATCTGATGGTATCAATGGCGAAATCATTAAAGGTGATTGTACTTCTACAATAGTTCAGGATTGGAGCCAAGCTCCTGTCAATGTTAAGAAGTGTTCAAAGCCTGATAACGATGGTAAATGTGGTAGCTGTCGGAGTTGTTGGGATAAATCAACTAAGACTGTTGCCTATCTGTGGCACTAAGGAGTAATTGTTATGTCTAATTCGTTCGATAAAAATAAGTATATAGATCAGTTACATAAAGATATGGAAGAGTATTTTAAAAAAGGTAAATCAATTACTAAGCTTCCAATGTCACCTGAGATTGTGAAGATGCGGAAAGATATTAATAGAAAGTTTTTTAATAAGTTTTAAAAGGTCTTTACGTAGTGAAAGACCTTTATAAAACATAAGGAGCCGACCATGACCGACCATACTAAAGCAGTAGAATTTGCAGAAGAGATGTTTGATTTAATTGAAGAGGCTAGAGGGGCATTAGCTAAAACATTTGATAAACATGAAGTAGATCCTAAGATAGGGGCGATTGCCTTAGCTACTTTGTTGCACCAGATCAAAGATGTGATTGATGAAGATGATTCGGTTTTTGTAGAAGAGATGACTTCTTGTTGTACTCAAGCTGTTGATATAGCGAAAGAGCTAGACAATGTTGATCAGGAGGTAATGCATTAATGAATCCAAGAATTGATATCCTACCAGTTAGAGATGAGTTTGAGGGTAGACCCTTTACATATTATGAGGTTAGCTCATCTTTCCATGATGAAATAATTACAACTTCTAGTCTGGATAGGGCTGAAGAAATAGCAAATGAAATGGCAGAGGATATATTGAATGAAAACAATAATTCATGTTAATCAGCACAACATAAAGGCTAATGCTAAAGGAGCTAACAAGCCTGTCATAACTGTAAAGACTTATAAAACAAATACTTATTGCAATCGGGTTAAGTTTACTGATGGCGAGATAAAGTATTCACCGGATAAACCATTGTCCTGTGGTGCTAAAGTATGGATAGAAACCAACCAACCTGTAGAAATACTAGACTAAGGAGCAACAACTATGGAAAATGTAATCAACCTATATAGTAACAATCTTTCTTATCTGCCTTATGGCGATGCCGACTTTGACATTGACTTGAAGCAGTTACATTATAATACTAAATCACTAGACGGTAGGCACAGCCAGACTGTGGTTAATAAACGTGCCATTGTTCGCACTGATACTAATCATTGTCTTGGAGTTGTCGGCCCTAAGTATAAGCCAGTAAACCACAGAGACATGATAGCTAATCAGAGAGCTATGATTATGCGAAGTGATCTCAATACTAAGGATATTGTTGAGTCTATTGTTACTGATCGTAACGGTGCTAGGTGTTATGTAAAGCATACCTTACCTAATCAGTTTCTAGAGACTCCAGATGGTGACACAGCCGCTCTAAGTTTCCTTGGAGTTAATAGTTTTGATGGTCTGTTTAGTTTCATGATGTCGGCTGGTGCTAGACAGTCGGCCTGTATGAATGGTCAGATATTCACAGAAGGTAGCTCTACTATATATAAGTCTAGACATACTCGGCAGCTAGATATTCATAAAGGATCTCAGATTGTTGGTAAAGGTCTAGAGGTAATGATGCAGCAGAATGAGCTATGGAAGATATGGTATAAGACTGTACCATCTCAAGAAATTATTAAGTCTATATTTGCTGCCGCAATTGGCGGTGATCCTCTTGATGAAAAGACATGGAATAATAAAAACTATATACAGCTTTGGAGGTTGTATAGAGATACTTATGTGCCTCGTCAAGGTGGAAATCTATGGGCAGTTTATAATGCTCTGACCGATTGGGCTACACATTGCCAGCCCTCTAGGAAAGGCTCATCTGTTATATCTTTACAGAATCGTAGAGCTAACAAAGTCTCTGAGGTTATTTCTAATGATCGTTTGTTTCGTAAGGTGGCTTGATGGTTAGTGAGTCTACACTAGCTGATCTAATAGAACTAAGGGATGCCCTAAGCGGGTGTCCTTTAGATTCTAGATCAGATCTAGTTTTTGTATGTTCTTTAGATAATGTTATTAATTACTTACAGGAGCAAAGTAATGGACAGGCAGAAGTTCTATCACCAGATTGATGATTGGGTGGCATATAACTTTGTAAAGATTGATGCACCCCTTCCTCACCCTTCCTTCATACGTAGCTTTCTTTCTTTTGTAGAAGATGAATTCGCAAGTAAAGCTCTATCAGATAGAGGGGCAGCTATGCCGTGGGAACAGGTCAGTGGTAAAGATGAGTTAGATGATCTGCTACCTAAGATATTTACAACATACTTAAATGTAAAGAGCTTAACATGAAGAATATTGATCATTCAGAATCCAATAGAATCATATCAGAAATGCTTACTAATGAAGAAATCCGCTCTGAAATAGCAGACTATGCAAGGGATGTGGAAATATCTTTATGTAGAATCAGAAGTGCATTGGGAAAACTTGATAGCGTAAAAACTAATAATACAATCTGGGAGGATTAATATGAATACCAATAAAGCACTACAAATATTGTTTGATGAGAGTTCTACTTACTATGATTTCTGTGACGATTCCGATAAACATAGAGCATTAGAGTGGGCGGGAGCGTGGAATCATATTACAGATAAACTAGGCGTAGTCTTTGATAAAACAACTGAGCAATGGGTAACTGCTGATGAGGGACATTCAGCATGAATATATTTTACTTACATAACGATCCAAAAATATGTGCTGAACATCACTGTGATAAACATGTTGTCAAAATGATACTGGAGTATGCACAGCTATTGTCTACAGCTCACAGAGTTTTAGATGGGACTATGTACTATGAGCCTTCAAGAAGAACAGGCAGAATGGTAAAGAGATATTACCTAGAAGATCAACGTAAAGATTTATATCAAGCTACACATATGAATCATCCTTCTGCCGTATGGTGTAGAGAAAATGTAAGTAATTACATATGGTTAGATGATCTATTTAATTATTTACTTAATGAGTATACGCATAGATATGAGAAGGTTCATAAGTGTGCAGAATTAAAAGACTTACTACTTGAAGCACCAGATAATATAACTATTGATGCATTCACACCCCCAACTTTAGCAATGCCGGATGAGAATAAGGTTTCGGATTGTAACATTGAGTGTTACCGAGACTATTACCATACGAAACACTTTGCTAAGTGGACTAACAGATCTATCCCGGAGTGGTTTAATGGCTAGTAACTATACGCAGCATCAACTATTACAAATGGTTCCAGTTCTTAGGAACGATGAATACGATGATTATATTATGAACAAGAAAGCATTTCAGAAATGGTATGAGGTTCATACTAAGGAGCGCAGCAATGCAAGAACATCTAGACTTAAAAGATTTTTTACTTTCTCCAAAGATGAGTGATAAGGTAACAACTTGGTATTACTATGAAGGTTGGAGACTCT